TATGTCGAGGCCTGATACGCCTGCGTCAACCATTCGTTGCAAATGGGACGGGAGAGTAGTAGTTTCCATTATTATACCTTTCGTTAGAGTTATTCATTATATCAGTAGCCACTGACAATAAATGCTCAGTAGCCATAATTTGTCCCTGGATATTAATCTTAGATTGAATATTATATTCACCCTCTAAGTCCTGGTTAAGACTAATTAGATGTAACTTCATATACTCCAAGAAGTATGATGATTTAGTCTGTGTGGTCAAAGTAACCCTCCGCCCATAAACCTTGCAAGAAACTAACAGCGTCTTCTAGGTCTTTCCTCAAAGGCTCCTTGTCCATTAAATCGGACGGGGTCCTAAGATAGAAAAGCTTTGAATCGTGTATAGCATTAATCATCCTATTTAGATCAGACTCAGTATAACCTAGCATAAGTCATACTCCATATCCCAAGATACATCAGGCCAACCTAAATCATATCTTGTACTATCAACTTCACCTAGGTCATCTAAATGAGCATTAATTTTATTATGTGCTTCTTTCTCATTATTAGCCATTACACTACCTGCTAATTTAATTACAAAGTCATAACTTCTCATAGGTAGTCCTCATCTCCTTCTTTTAGATTATAGAATTTATTAAACTCATCTTGGATAAACCTATCTCCTGACATTTCAGCAAATTGCTTATCTGCATAATATTGCCCTTCGTCAAGATTACTATTAATCCAATCTTCAAGTAATTGTTCTGCTATATCTTGATAGCAAGCGTCAATTACCATTTGATTTACATCTTCTAAGAAACTAGCCATTTAGCGCTTCCTCCTGTGTGTATGTTTTCTCATTTGCTAATACTACACTATGGGTCTGACATTCTGCCATTTCCACTTCATTCTGCCAAGAGCCTTGTCCGCATTCTGAGCAGAATTCACCGCAGTCATTCTCGCAATAAGACAATGTATCAAAAGATTGACAAGCATAGCAACGGTTCTCATAGTCTAGAATTTCTTTGACTTCTCCACGGACAATCTCTAGTTCTCCGCCCCAACCTGTTTCTTCCTCATACTCTAATGTGAGTAGGCAGTTAGGAACAAGATTACTTAGTTTAGTTAAGATAGTTACAGCAGGTGACCAAGCAGTCTCATATTTATAGACAACCCAGTTGTCATCACCTTCTGATTTGTATTCAAGCAATTCTGTATTTGGATATTCATCACCGTCACGGACGGCTACATCCCACTTAGTTCCCCAGTTAGAGTTATTCCACGAATACCAATCCTTTTGAGTCTTAGCAAACTCAACAGATTTGCGGAACCAATCAGGGTCATTCTGAATATCTATATCACCACGAGAAGGCTGGCAGGCATATTCCTCATCAGTAATACCGTCATCCTTATATGAGTGGATATTAAAGAAAGCAAAGACAGGATTAGAATAACTTACCTGTTCAATTTTGGTGGGGAAACCCATAGTAGAAATATCACCCATACCAAATGTTTCCTGTGCTAATGTAAATGGAGCATTCAGTCTATCTTTAATCATATCTACCTCAGACTTAGGTCCTTGGATAGTTAATGTGTTGTAACACCAATTTGGCATTTTATATCCTTTCGTTGATATGGCTTAATTATACAATGGACCACTGACAATTGGAATACCCTATAGGTGTGTTTCACACCACATTTTCCAAGCTATGTGGTCAAGATCACAAATTTTCAGGGCTTTTTATATTGACATCGTAAACAGAATAATATACCCTCAGCTGTTGCGGGCAATAAAAAACCCTGGACATGATCCAGGGATTCTTACTAAGGCTGCTATCGGTAACCAACGAAAGTAAAATCCGATGCTTTAGTTAACCCCTGGCCTGCGAAGACTAGTAGGGGCACCTTTAGATTAATTAGTTATACTCGAACCAATTGGTCTGAATACTTTTCACAGAAGTTACTTAGGTCCTGTGTAAAGATTGCTTCATTCTTCATTCCACGGACCTTATTTGATTCATCCGAATAAGGCGCCTCTTCGTGTAGACTGAATGTTTGTTGCTGAAAATCGACAACAGCAATCTTGTGCTCATTGTCACCAATCTCATTTACGTGCAAGCCCCAGCCTGTCTCCATTGCCCAGCCTTCACCAATCATATGACTGATTGTAATACGTGTTGCATATGAAGGGTCCGACCAACGTCCTTGGGCCTTAATGACCGCCTCTGCTAAATTTGCTAGCATTTGATGTCCAGCCCAGTGACCGTATAGTACAATTGTATTTCCGTTAGGTTGGACGAATCCAAAGTTTGCTCTATCTCCCATTATATTTCCGCCTTTTCTAGTTGAGGTACTTCTTCGGTTTTATTCAATTCTATCATTTCAAAGGCGACCTTGTCAAGGGCCTCTTTGTTTTTATTATAGTGGTGGTGGCAAAAGAAAAGCTCACCATCTACTAGTTTAATTAGATACCTAGCTTGAGCTGTACCGCATTGATCACAGCCAATCCATCTAGTTAGATCTTCAGATGTCATAGTCAACGGTTCCAAATTCTAGTCGGTCAGCAATATCATCGTATGCTGCTCCATCTTCAGACTTTTCAGCCCATACTCTAATATTGGCAATGATTACTTCACGAGTAAACTTGACCCCGTCTTCAAATCCATCCTGATAATCCATTTTATCTCCCTGTATATCCTGTTGGCTCGTAGTCTGATACGTATGATTCTGTTAGATTATACTTATCACGAATGCGACTTACCTTCTCAATACTACCAGTTCCAATGTTGAAAGTCAACGGTGATAATGCAGTTGGGTCCAGCCCAATCATCTGAGCATCCCAATAGGCCATCTCCATAGATAGCCTATCAGGAGCAGTCAACTCAAAATACATTATGCTTCCCTCACATTGCAAACTTCTTGGTCACCAATTTCAATGTTACCATTGTTTGATTCAGCAAAGATAGCATCTGTAATTTCTGACTCAAGGTCTAAGTCATACTCATTCTCAAGAATGTTGTAAGAATATGTTCCGCTAACTTCGATAGATGCGGTCCACTCAACTTCCTTAATTAATTCAATTGATAGCGCTTCAGCAATTTCACGCAATGTATCTTGGTCACCTGAATCTGCATATGCCTCGCAGATAATTTCCTTAACTGCATCAATCTTGCCATTTAAAACGCCGTTAGTTTTTTGTGCTTGACGGGCATTGTGCAGGTCCCATTCAATTGATGTAACCTTATCAGTTGCATATTCTGCATCTGAATAACCACGGATTACTTTGTAGGTAACCAATAGATTAGGGTTGTATGTATCAGGCACGGTTGTGCTTATTGTTGCATCTTCCATTTTTTCCTCTTTCGTTGGTAGGGGTGTATCTGTATATGGTATTGTAGCATCTTCCACTGACAATAATGTGCAGTTTGAATTGCAACGGCATGTGAGGTTCATCTCACCTGCAGGCCATCCAAATCCATCTTTAATTGTATATTCGATTAGTGCATCACAGTCTCCCGTGCACACCCAGGTATACTTCTCATATTTTGTCATACGAGTATTATAGCGGGCACCACTGACATATACAATAGCTTTCAGGGGTTTTTTTACAAAAGTCGTAAAACGGACATTTGGCCTTCAGGTCTGCGGGCCTTCTCATATATTGAGATGCGACCCCTACGGGACTTGAACCCGTGGCCTCTACCGTGACAGGGTAGCGCTCTAACCAACTGAGCTAAGAGATCTTGCAGGCAGTTTTAAATCTTGCCTAGGATTTTTTTATTTAGAAAGTTGCAACCATTCGATACAACTTATTTTTTTCAGCAGTTAGAATTGGGTCAAATCCTGATGCACCAGCCATTAGTGTTTCAGAATTGCCACGACCTGAACGGAAATAATCAAGACGCTCAGTTAGTGCATTGAACGCACCCCACTTAGTTCCCTTGATTGTAGCGTTAGTTGGTGAGTTATGGTAAAGGTCATCAAGCAAGACAACCTTATTCTCCCACTTAGTTAGTGCAACCTTAGATGCATCTTTATCTGGCTTAGGATAAATTGTTTGAATCAATTTAGAAAATTCAGCATCAGTAATTGCCTGAGAGTAAAGCGCTTTTGCTTGAACTTCGAATTCATCAAAGTATCCAAGAGCAAGCCCAAGAGTTTCACGAGCAACTTGAATGCGACCCTCAACAGATTGCGTGTGGCGAATCTTGAAAGATTGCTTAGCATTCTTCATTGCAAGGTTTAGCGTGTTTTGGCATACAACACGAACAGGTGTAACGGCTGCTTGAACAGCAACAGAACCATCGTGTGATGTCCATACGATAAGATAAAGTTTTGTCTCATCGTTAGCGCCTTGTGGGTCAAGAACCATAGTGCGTGGAATGTCCACAGTTCCGAAAACAACTTTACCCTTTTTTAGTGAGCCAGCAGATTCCCAACGGCAATCAGCATTGGCATCGTGAATTGCATCAGCGAATGCAAATAGTTCTTCATTCTGCACAGGCTTGTAACGCTTGCCGACAGTTGCGAGAACATCGATTCCCTTATTGAATGGGTTGTCACGAATGACAAGAGATGCCTGAGATACATCATTCCAAGATTCTGAAATGTGGTCAGTCAGTGGAGACAAGCGAACATTCCAGTTGGAAAGTTTTGCTTCGTCAAGCATTGTTTGAGTTGTGACTTCCTCATCTTTTGTAAAGATGCGGTTTGCAAGGTTGTGCCAAGCAGGAGCGCCACGAAGAGCAAAAGCAACTTCGCCGTTTTCCATTTCTAGATTATGAGCCATTTTTATTTCCTTTCGATTGGTTGATAAACTGAGTATAACATAACCCACTGACATTATCTATAGTTAGTTACAAGATGTCCGAATTGTCTAGGGTGATCAATATCACAAAATTTCAGGGTTTTCCACAGGTAGGTCGTAAGGCTGTGGATAACCCCGCAGCTCTGCGGGCCAGCTGCAGCGAAAGAGAAGATCGCTGCAACTTTTTAGCCAACTAAATTAGTTAATTCTGTTTTCTTAGGAATAAATTCCATTGGTAATAATAGCGCTGTTGTTTTCTTTTTCTTTAAGTTGTCATAAACATAAGCACGAATAGTTCCGTTAAATCGGCGCATATTAGAAAAAACTAATTCAGTTAGATATTCTTTGTCTACACCTTGCTCTGAATAAATAGTTAAATCATTTGCTTTTACTTCATCATAAATTTCTACACGATAACGATTTTTCATTTTGTTCCTTAGTTAGTAGGGATTTTAATTATAGCATTTAGAACTAGAGTTTGTCTAGCCCCGAAGGGTTGAGCAGTTTTGCGACTTACTCAGGTCGTTTGGGTTTAGGTGTCTAGACTTTGTGTGCTAACCCCCCAAAACCTATTTAGAGATACTTAGCAATCTGCTTCATTGTAGAAGCATTTACTGTTTCCTCATCTGTCATCTTGAGAATTGTTAGGGCATTTGTGATGTCCTCTTTCATCTCACGATACTGGTGCTGATGGATAACCTCAAAGTCCTTTTCAGGTTCAGCAGGGAAGTTGCCTTCCTTTGTGATGATGTCAAAATCAACATTGAGAGTGTTGTTCCATTGACGATAGTTTGTGCGAAGGTTCTCAGCCTTTGAGAAGTTGGCAATAGCCCACTTAGCAATTTCCTTGCGCCACGCTTCTTGCGCTTTGCCGAACTTTGCTTCTTTTGCTGTCTGTGTGCTGTAATCATTTTCTAGCGTTGCTAGACGAGCCTCTAGTGCCTTGATTACTTTGCTTGTTGCTACCTTTACTGTGATTTGTCTGCTCATTTTGTATTGCCTTTCGTTGGTTGGTTGGTTGATTAGTATAGCAGGTGCTACTGACATTTCCACCCGAAGGTGGAGAGTTCTTACTTACGACATTGGACTAGAACACTCTCTAAACTGTCCCTGTTTCGTTATGCTTATTTAGTTAGCAGTTGCGCTTGTCCAGCGTTCCTTGCCTTCTACATCAAGCAGAATACGATTTACTCCGCTAGGGTGGTTATCAACGGCTTTGATAACTCCTGTGATACCGCTTGTTGTTGTTGTGTAGGTTTGACCTACCTCTAGTGTTGCGTTTGTCATTTGTTTCCTTTCGTTTGGTTGGTAGTAGTATTATAGCGGATACCACCGACATTTCCCCCCATTTCTAGGGGGAGTGTCGTGTGATACTAGTCACACTCAGGTAGCCAAAATCCTAAGTGGTGTTGGTCAATAATGGCGGAGGCAGGTGCTGTGTCTAATCCTTTATAAGATACGCCTTCAGGCATCTTTATCTGTCGATCAAAATCCTCATCATAGTATGCGTCAATAGCATCTATGCAAGGTTGCACCATAGAAAGTGGAACGGGTGGGTAATGATTACCCTGTAAGTGATAGGCTAATTGTGTTTCTAAATCTAACACGCTATCCTGAATACCTAATGCAGTTATGCTTCCCATTGTTAGTTACCTTCCTTGATAGTCATTTCAGCCCAAGTGTTAAACTCATTAGCAGTTTTTAATACATTAGATTGAGCAAGAGCGTGTAGCGTTGCTTCCTTGCACATCTCTGTCATTGTTTTTTCATCAAGAGCAATTAAGCGTGGCAATAAGTTTGCAGGGATAGTATCAAGGTTAATGATAGCCTCGAAAGTTATTGTGTGTGGAACTTTGATTAGATTAGACATTTGTTACCTTTCGTTGTTGGATAAGAGTATTTTAGCATAGGGCACTGACATTACCTAATCTATTCCCCGCATAAGCCTTGTGATAAATCTCACAAATTTCCAGGGTTTGTGGATAACTCCCGTAAACCTGTGGATAACCCCGTAGTATTGCGGGCCTTTTATTCCTCCTGGCCCCATATGTCGGGATCTATTTCTGCTAAGTACTCTTTAGCAGCTTTTTTCTGATCTTGATCACCAACAACAGAATTTATTAATGCATTAAAATAATTAAGCTCGGCCATTTTTATTTCTCCTTATTTTTTAGTTGCGCTAAATCTAATATCTGCTTTACCATAAACACATAACCCACACGATACACACGCAGAACCTGCATTGCTAATTAGTGGAATTGATTTCATATTCTCAGGGCACTTAGCACCAGGCTTGCCCGTCAATTCTTTCATTGTGCTTTCGGTGACGGCGAATGTCTTCCCTAAATATGCAAGGCGAATTCCCTCATTTACTTTTAGTTCGTGGCCGATTTCTTTATTCTCATCGTCGGTGGAATAGTAAAGAGATAAATTAGATACATCCTTTAGAATAAGCGCTGCAGACTTTACACGTGTGTAAACCCAGAATTGAACATCGGTGTGCTCATTGATTACATTCTTCCAGGCATAAGTATAGAAATCATTGAAGAAATCTCCGTCCCAGTGGATACGGAATAGCATAGGAGCGTCTTTCTTTACACAATCAGCCTTGAAATCAATAATCATTTCATTTAGCAATTGATACATTGTTTCCATATCGGCATTGCGTAGCAATTCCCAATTGTGTAGCAGATTAGTTTTTACTCCCTTGAAGAGTTTTTCCAATTTGCCTGCATAGCAAACAGTCTCGCAGATAGACGTAGCGCCAGGACATGAGAAATCTTTTCCTGCGGGTAATCCGAACGTGTTAGCAATTGCGGCTTGCTTTCCATTTTTTGTGACAAGGTTAGCCACCTTTCTATCATTAGAGCGTTTCAATTTCATTAGTTGGCCTTTCGTTGGTAAGGTTGTAAGTATAGCAGAATGGACCGACATTTTACGCAACACGCTGCAAATTCCAGGGTGTTTTAGATCACAGTCGTAACGACACGCCCGACTCCGCAGCTCTGCGGGCTTTCGAACACCTGTTCTAATTAATTATTGATCGAATTTATTTTTATGTTTTATTTTGCGTGTGTATTTTTTTTTATTGCGAACAGGTTGCGCCGCATTACTGCGACGCAATTCCTGAATGCGTTTTACTTTATCTTGAAGAGAAGTTAGGAACATTATACCCACTCGCTTCGTGAAATCGTTTTACATCAAATCGCTCATTATCTTTCGCAAACATTTCAGCGAAATCATTTACGATTTTAGAAAATACAGCAGGGTGAGTTTTGTTGCTCGCATACTTTAGAATTTCTGCCGTTGCGACATAATCTTTTCGTGTCATCATTTTACTGATACCATTCCATTTCTATAAAAAACTTTCGTATACATTTTGCCAGTTGGCGTTGATAAATTTACAGTTGAGTATTCGTGAGCCGAACCCCAATCAGTAAAACGGAAAAAGTTTTCCCACGCACCGAATTCGTTTTCGTATTCGGCAGACCAATGCGGGGCGTTGCTATCATAGGCGCAAGTTAGTTTATACATTTAGGTTTTCCCTTTCGTTAGTTGAGCATAGGCATTTTGTTAGTTGTATTGTATCACCGACCACCGACAAGGTGGCAAGTGTTGAGCAATTATCGCAGATAAAGATTTCCATTTATTTATTTTCCTGAAAAAAACTGAGCGGATTACATTGGCAAGCCTCTACATCATAATTATTTTCATCTCCGTAGTATAGCCAGCCATTTCCGTAGCAGGTATCACACTCTAAAATCTGAGTGTATAATTCTTTCATTCTACCCATTTAGGTTTTCCCTTTCGTTTGTTGATTTTGTAATTGTAGCAGATAGCACTGACAAGGCTTGCGCCTTGCTTGCCTCACGTTGTGCGATAACGTGTTGTTTGAATTCGTCTAAGTTCATTCGAACGCACCTTCCTCTAATAATCCTAATTCGATGTTGAATAATTCATCGGGTGTTGCTTCGGATAAATCTACCCAGCCAGCACCCTCGTTGTCCATTCGGAAAATTTCGATGTATCCCATTATTATTCACCAACCTTTACTGCGATTGTTGCGAATTTATTTCGCAGACCGCCCGCATTTATTTCGATTAGATACGCTTCAGTTTTTTCACCATACCAAATTTCTGGGCGGTGTTCGGCAGATACAATTTCGCCAGAAAAGTGGCGATTGCGTGAGCGATAGTTTTTTCCTACAAGTAGGCTTTCGATTGTGTATAGTTTGGTAGCCATTGGCAGACCTTCTTTCGTTTGTTGTTATGTATGGAATTATACACGAACCCACTGACATTTTCACATTACTAGCCAGTAAATCCAAATAGTGAGACGCTCAAGCCGTGTGATAAGCATCACATCAAAATGTCCGATTTGTCTGTCAAATCGACACGCCGTAAAATTCAGGGTTTTTTATAACAATGTCGTAACGACACGCCCGACTCCGCAGTAGTTGCGGGCCAGCTCGATTTTGTCAAGCCGACACGCCGTTTATTTATTGTGAGTTATGTCTCATCTTCTAATTCTGCTAAATAATCTTCGTGCTCTACTAATCCAATCGCAAACGCAACGGGATCGCAACACTCTAAGATTTCGGCGGGAGTAAAAGTTGAATAACCAATTTTTACAGTTGGGTAAAGGTCATTTAGTAAATCTATAAAACTTTCTTTGATTTCTAAATCTTTTTCTAATTGTGATTTACTCATTTAGTCCCCCATTTTTTATGTCTTTGATTACGGCAATTAGTAGCGGGATAGTCACGCCCGCTAGTAGTAATTGGACGGCGGTAGTTAGTAAGCGATTAGTAGTCATTACTTATTCTTCTTTCTCTTGTAAATCTTATAGGCGATTAGTAGGGCGGTAGTAATAGCGATAGTGTGCCAAGGTAAGTAGATAGCCCCTAAGAAACTATCTAATTCTAATCCGTAGTCGCTATTTATTTCTAATATAAATCCGTCTGTAATCATTATTAGTTATCCCAATCTAATGTTAGTGCGGACATTTCTTCTTCTTCGTATTCGCTAAGGCGTAAGTCTAAGCCCTCTGCTAGTGCCTTGTTATAGGCTTCTTCTTCTTCTAGATAGACATAAGCGTCTGCTACATCTGCCTGAATAGTATCCCATTTAGACATCATTACTTTACCTCTACTTCTCTAATGTTATAAGTGAAACCCTTACCGAGTTTATTTAGTTCAGCGATTACCGCTAAGATTTCTTCGGGCTTACTAGCCTTTTGATTTACGGCTAATAGTTGAGAGCCTTGCCATAGTGTATAAGTGATAGTCATTATCTGTTCTTCTTTCGTTAGTAGTTAGTTAGTTGTTGAGCGGTTATTTGCTAGGCTCACCTTTCGGATTATTTGCTAGGCTCACGCTCTAATTCTTATTTAGTTGTTATGCTGTAATTGTAGCCGATAGGGCTGACATTTACTAGCGACACGCCGTTAGGCGTTAGTGTGATTATGCTCACACACGGACTCTATTTCGTGTCCGAATTCCTCTACGAGTTCCTCGTAGATTTCGTCCATATAGTCTAGATAATCGTTCATTAGATTACCGCCTTTCCTAGTAGGTTATGTTCGGCATAGTTACCGCCACACATTACGCAGAGCGACCAAGCGGTTACTCTACCGCAACCTGCTGAGCAAGTTACATAGCCTAGACGCTGAGCGTCATTCTGATAGTCATTACGACTTTCCCAAATTCTGTTAGTCATTTTAGACCTAACCTTTCTTAGTAAGTGTTTCTTACTTTCTTTATACTATAAGCCTAACACGGGGGACTGACATTTAGGGGGGTTACTGGCAAGTATTCTCAAACTATTTTTGTGATTAGCATCACACTCACGCTCAAAGTTAATAGGCTATGGGCGCACTATATAGACAAAACGGACATTTATTTATTCGGGATCATACATGATAAAAATATATTAACATTTTGTGAAATATGAAATGCTAGTCGACTGAGATTTTATTCTTAAGATTTTTTCTATACGAAGTATCGACGGGTGCATACCTAGGATGTTTCTTTGGCTCATTTGTTCTATTGCCTTTAGTAAGGTTGCAGATACCGTGGGAAGGCTTTACGTTTATAAGCTCGTCAGATCCTCCTTTGGTTAAAGGGATTACATGATCTAGCTGTAGTCCATACTTCCATCCAGGTACAAAAGCTTGGCGGGGTGCAGAGTAATCTATCTGCATACCACATATGTGACAATTACCCCCATGTATAATAAAAATTTCATAGAAGGAGTATAGGTGTGGATCCGTATATCTCTCTATGTTTGCTTTATTGTTTACTGGCATAACAAAATATTATCAAATAAAAAAAGTTTCGTCAACCCCTTGACCTTAGAATATTTCAAATGTTATACTTCCATAGGGGGGTCGGGGGGTCAGAAAATACAAAAAATACAAAATATAAAACATATAACATATATAACATATATAGTACATAATAGTTGACTAGAATGTATAGATAGTATATAATAAATTAATGGCATCGTCAAGATTAGTAAAATGTGATAAATGTGGGCGGGAGATCGAAGTAAGATCTGGGTTTGCACATATGACACTTAATAATCATCAGAAAAGCTGTAAATAAAATTTTATTAACATTTAATAGAATCCAAAAGTAGATTAGGCATAAAATGACAATCAAAGCATTTATTTATGACATTGCAATCAAGGTAGCTGTAATGGCTGAAACCGAAGAAGAAGCAAATGAAAAAATGGACCAGGGACAAGCTTCACAGATCTCAATGGAGAAGAAGCTGGTCAATACTGTAGATATTGCGTAACCCATAGCATGTCTGTCAAACCTTGGGATATGTTAAATCCCAATGAACCTAGAGCTAGCGAAGAGCTATTTCAGGAACGATGGGAGATATGCAAATTTTGTCCAGAATTAATTTCGCTCACTTCACAATGTAAAAAATGCGGGTGCGTAATGAACTGGAAAGCCAAGTTAGAAAAAGCCACATGCCCTATAGGCAAATGGTGATATAATTTAATAATGCACGATCATAACAATATGACATTGACCCCAGGTGGATCCATTGATGAGATGACTTTAATGTGGATCCTAATGGGCTTGATGGCTATTCACCATGCATGGATGTGGTGGAAGATGAAAAAGAAAAACTGTAGCTGTAAGTGAAACTTATTGCACTTATTACCTTAGTAGTAGTTCTTACTTTCTTTGCTGGAATAATATTTCAAGTAATATCTTAGTCGACTGGGATTAATATGTATAATTTTGATGTATACGAACTTCCAGGACCTACTGCAATTTTAGAACCTTTACCAACGAAAAGACAATGGGCTACAGATCTGCCTTATCCTCACGCATATAAATGTTTTCCAATGACCCTTGCTAATCAAATGGGTTATGGCATATCTTTTCCAGACGATATCATATTTGAATGGGATGGGAACATGAATGTGTTACCTTCTAGTATCAAAGTAACTTCTGGACATAAGTGGGTTAACATGGACAGAGGCTGGGGAACTGTAAGTTTTAGAACAGGTTTAATATTCAAGACAGATGAAGATGTCAGTATGTTATCGTATCCAGTACCAAACCTATTTGTTGACGGATTTCAAATTTTTACAACACTTATATCCACTTCTTTTTTTGAAGGACCTTGGCAAGTAGCTGGACAGGTTACAAGATCAAATTATAAGATAGTTCTACCAGCAAGAACTCCAGTATCTGCTATTATGCCAATATCATTAAGTCAGCTAAATGAGTCTGTGGGAACGAAGAAGCCATTTAAAGAATTAGAGTATCAGAAAAATACAGGAGAAGAGTATTACAGACACAATGCAATGATGCAGAAGCTTGGAAAAACTACTGGCAACTACAGAGATGGCGTAAATCATAATGGTAAACTTTACGGAAAGCACGAAGTAAAATCTATTAAATTAAGGTATGATAATGGTAACATTCCACTGGATGAATAGAAACGAAACCAATCTTGGAATATCTTCAATGAAAAGAATGTATTCTCATAAAGAAAAATATGGATACGACTCTATATTGCTTACAGCAAAAGGAGTTAACTCAGATAACTGGATAAAATCTGCTCACATAATAGATCCTGCAAAGAAAATAAAATACATGATTGCAGTCAGACCTTATCAACAAAGTGCTCAAATTGTAAACCAGATGGCAGCCGCATTTGCTGAAATTTCTCCTAACAGATTAATGTTAAATGTAGTATCTGGTGAAATGGGGGGCAAAGAAACTAATATTCTCCCAGAGCCAAGCTATGAAGTAGATGTCGATATATCAACTCCTCTAGGAAGACTTGAATTCATGACGGGGTGGATGGAAAGACTTTCTCAGACTTATGTTATGGGCAAGAAGCCATTGATCTTATTAGGCTCTAGACATGAAGAGACAATACTAAAATGCGCTAAGTACGCAGATATCGGTTTGGTTATGATAGATGACTTCTTAAGGAATCCAGATCTATTTACATCAAACTATAAAAGACTTATGATCAGTGCTCAAATTGTAATTAGAGATACAGATGAGCAGGCACTTAAAGAGTTAGAAGAAAGTGTTTCAGATCATCATAGAATTAAAAGATGGGCAATATACGGAACAAAAGAAACTGTTAAGAAAAAGATTTTAGAATTAGAGGCTATGGGAGTAACAGATATTCTTTTAAATAATGGTACGGACGTTATAATTCAAAGAGAGTCAGATGTAGATTTATTAGTTTATGAAATTATACAAGAGAATAATAAAGTAGTTGACTAAGATATAAAAAAGCGGGATAGGCTAAGAAGCATTCTTTGCTACAATTAAGCCATAATGATCTATATCTCAGGCATTATCTAGCATGAAGAGTGAAAAGCTCTCTATAGCCAAACAGAAGGCTCATTTGGCGCAATACATTAGAGACCTTAAAGAAGCATCCCCTTGTATGGACTGTAAGGAATATTATCCATACTATGTCATGGACTTTGACCACGTACGTGGTAAGAAGCATGCAAATGTTATGGAACTTATTCCTACTCTGGATAAAAAGAAGATTGATTTAGAAATAGCCAAATGTGAGATAGTATGTTCTAATTGTCATCGTATTAGGACTCATATGAGACGTATAGCTAAAATTAAATAGCTCTTCTTCCGCCGACGCACTTTCGCTGCTATCTTCTAAATATAAACCAAAGCTTAAATTTAATAGACTGGATAATCTTATTTATTTTCTGCTCGACTGTAATATCCTTCTTATTAAAACTTTTAGGACTGTTCCATAGATTAGAGAAATGTCTGGGCATATAATAATTATATCTTATATTTGTATAGGCTTCTAGTTCCGCCGCACTTTTTCGGGCGCACTTTTCAATTCGCACTTTATTTAGTATACTTATAATATAATGCCCCATAGCTCAGTTGGTAGAGCGCCGAACTGTTAATTCGGATGTCCCTGGATCGAGGCCAGGTGGGGCAGCGATGCGAGTGTTACATAATGGTAGTGTCTCTGCCTTCCAAGCAGATAGTGCCAGTTCGATTCTGGTCACTCGCTCCAACTCTTCGTAGCTCAGAGGACAGAGCATTCGGTTTCTACCCGACTGGTCGCAGGTTCGACTCCTGCCGAAGAGGCTTAGTAAAAGAAAAAACCCCAATCAGAGGCGGATCCGATTGGGGTTTTCTAGTGTATTGCTACACGTTATACTGGGAGCTTAATCTGTGGGATGCTACAACCAGTACCTATGAAGTATAAAATAAGGTAAATTCTATGTCAAGCATTTTATTCCCAGAGAAGCTTTTTCCCTGGATCAAATGTCCATTCTTTTTCTTTGTACTTGTTGTCTTCTGTCATTTCGTAAAGTATTTCCATTAGGACTCTACAATCTTCGTGCTTCCAGGTTAAGTTGCACCTGCCGTTTTCTACGTTTAAGCACTTGTTTAAATATCCTTCTATAACATTAATACTATGAGGACTGTGCGTCATCTTCTTGTTCTCCAGGGCTAAATGATGGGGCAGGACCCAATAGGTATCCCTGATCGTGATATTCAACCATCTTTGATACATCTTCTGGACCGACTAGCTTATTGGCAATAAGTGTCAAAAGGTCATATATTCTATGTAGCATAATGTAATTAACCATAGGTAGGTTGTCTTCTAAATTTTGTGGCTTTTCATCCTCGATCACTTGGTCGTCCTAAATCTTCCCAAAACTTCTCTCGACCCATTTGGTCTGTTTCTTTTATTTGTCCGCCATCAGTATTAATTTGAATCGACGGCTCTTTTGAGGTTTCCATATATCTCCAGCCCTATATTATTTTTATACTGGCAAGATAAGCAGTATAGATAAATTATACCCTCATTTGTTTCGTTGCACATTAAAGGGCCCTGATCCATCGGACATTCAAGTCTAGGAACAAGGCCCTTCTCTGCGAGTTGAAGGTACTTAGACACGTACTGTATCTTCATGTACCTTCCTCTCTAATCTTTGAATTCGGTTAGGAACTCTTTGTATCTTGCCCCATTGAGGGAAGACCACGATGACCAATCAGTGCCGCCTTTAGTCATATAATACGTTATCTCTGCATTTATTACGGGGTCAAACAATAATATGTTTGACTTTAGATCAAATTTTTCTTTACGATCAATGCCGAGTTCACCCAACATATTAATCTGAAAAATTCCGTAGGAACTGTCTCCAGTTTTCCTGTTACCATTGTAAGCCATAGGTCTTGAATTAGACTCTGCCTTAACAATAGCCCAAGCCTGTTTAAGGGCTTTTCCTTCAAAACCAACAGCTGATAGGAGTTCTTTTAGTTCTCCGTCTGTTAGCATCTCAGAAGGCTTGTACACAGTAGTGCTGTACTTCTCTAAGGTTTCTTTCTTTAGTTGTACTGTTGATTTAGGTGTTTCCACCTGCAATGCTTGTGTAACTGTTGGTCCAGGCTGGACAGTAAATAAAAATAATGTTATCATTCCTATATACGACCAGTTATGAGCAACATCACTCAAGCGCTGTTTTATATTCTCCATTGGCATTTCCTCCTTTAGAGATAACGAACTATAATAATAACATTACTTGACAGTAGCTGTCAAGTTAGTCAACCAGAAAGAAATACATGAACATATCTCTTTATACGCCAAGATCAGGATTAAATCCTGCTGTAGGCTTTGGATATGCTTCACAACATATAGTTAAATCATTACAACAATTAGGTCATACCGTAACTTGGTCAAATCCAAAAGCTCCAGTACAAATAAACTTTACTCAACCTCATTTATATAAATTACATAAGGGGCAATATCAAATTGGATATACTCCCTGGGAGTCTACTGGGATGCGACCAGACTGGGTAGATAGATTTAATTTATGCGACGAAGTTTGGGCAACTTCAACCTGGAACTCAGAAGTATTTAAAGAAAACGGTGTTACTAAAGACATAAAGGTTTATCCTCATGGTATCGAAGATGTGTGGAAACCAAAGCGAAGAGTTGTTAAAGATGTTTTCAAATTTTTGCATATTGGAGAGCCTTCTCCCAGAAAAGACGGACAATTAGTTTTAGATACTTTTATTAAAATGTTTGGCAATGACCCAAAGTATCATTTAACCATTAAAGCTCATTTAACTACTTCAATTAGAATTTATAATCAACATGGAGACTTAGTTTCTCCGTCATCTGTTTATAATAACATTACTATAATTACAGATGAGTACAATATCAATGAATTGGTAAGCCTTTATCATAGACATCACGTCCTTATTTATCCTACTTGGGGAGAAGGCTTTGGTTTTATTCCGCTACAGGCACTTGCATCGGGTATGCCAACAATAACAACTTATCCATGGGCGGAGTATAAAGAGTTTATCGGACCACTTGCATTAAAGTCTACACTTACAGATGAGACTCTCCCAAAAGCAGTAGGTGACCCACATATTGGTAAAATGTTTAAACCAAATGCAAAACATTTAGAAGATTTAATGTATGATTCTGTTATTAACTTTAAGGCATACTCAGGTTATTACTTTGCTCAGTCGACTAGGATACATGAAAAGTATAATTGGATTAAGTTGACCAAGAATGCTTTTAGCGATTTAGATAAAAAGTTTTCCTAGCCCTTCCCCTTTTAATTAAACTTTGGTAGAATTAAGCTTCAACTAAAAAATCATATACCGCAAGGCGGAGAAAAGGTGTTACTTAAAAATGTCAAAAACTATTGAAAACCCATACGAAAACTTTATTGCTTTATCTAGATATGCACGATGGATTCCAGAGGATAACCGTCGTGAGACATGGGGAGAGACAGTAGATAGATACTTTGATTTTATGTTGAATCACCTTTTTAAAGAATACTCATATGAGCCAGAATCAAAACTAGTTGAAGAACTAAAGTCTGCTGTGTTCAATAGAAATGTAATGCCATCAATGAGATCCGTAATGACTGCAGGTGCTGCCCTAGACAGAGATAATGTTGCAGGGTACAACTGTTCATTTGTACCAGTAGACAATCCAAGATCATTTGATGAAACAATGTATATTCTTATGTGTGGCACAGGTGTTGGCTTTTCTGTTGAGTACAAGTATGTTAATAAACTTCCCGCAGTGCCAGAATCATTTGAAAAGTCTGATACAGTAATAGTTGTAGAAGATTCTAAGCAAGGTTGGGCAAAGTCATACCGTGAACTACTTGCATTGCTTTGGTCTGGACAAATTCCAGCAATTGATGTATCTAAAGTTCGTCCCGCAGGCGCAAGACTTAAAACAATGGGTGGCAGATCATCTGGTCCACAACCATTAGTTAATTTATTTGATTTTACTATTGCAAAGTTTAAGTCAGCAGCAGGACGCCAGTTAAAGCCTATTGAAGCGCATGACATTATGTGCAAGATTGGCGAAGTAGTTGTAGTCGGAGGAGTTCGTCGCTCAGCAATGATTTCTCTTTCTAATATTAATGATATTGAAATGGCTGCAGCAAAGTCTGGTAATTGGTGGGAAAATAACACACAACGTGCATTATCAAATAATTCTGTTGCGTATTCACGCAAACCAGATATGGAGCAGTTTATTGCAGAATGGAAATCTTTGTATGACTCAAAGTCAGGAGAACGAGGTATATACAACGTGGCCGCAGCTCAGGCCCAAGCAGCCAAGTATGGAAGAAGAGATCCAGATATTCACTACGGAACTAACCCGTGCTCAGAGATTATTCTACGTCCTTACCAGTTTTGTAATCTTTCAGAAGTCGTATTACGTGAAAATGATACAAAGAAAGATATCGAACGTAAGGTTCAATTAGCTACAATCCTTGGCACATGGCAGTCTACTCTTACAGACTTTAAGTACCTACGTAAAATCTGGAAAGATAACACAGAAGAAGAGCGTCTGCTAGGAGTATCTTTAACTGGACAATTTGGACATAAGTTTATGTCAGGCAAAGAAGATTTGGTTTCCCTAGAAGCATTCTTGATGACTCTTAGAGAATCAGCAAGAGCAAAGAATAAAGATGAGGCTGGGAAAATTGGGATTCCTGAGTCTGCCGCCATTACTTGTGTAAAGCCATCTGGAACAGTATCTCAATTGGTCGGGGTATCTTCAGGAATGCATGCATGGCATTCTCCATATTACATTCGTACAGTACGTGGTTCAAAGGGAGATCCTATTTCTACATTTTTGAAAGAAGTTGGAATTCCAGTAGAAGACGACGTAATGAAGCCAAACGAAACTTACGTATTTTCGTTTCCAGTAAAGGCACCAGAAGGTGCAATTGTTAGAAATGATTTAACAGCTATTGAACACCTAAACATTTGGTTAGTTTATCAACGTGCGTGGTGTGAGCATAAGCCGTCTATTACAGTTTCCGTAAAAGAAGATGAGTGGATGGAAGTTGGAGCATGGGTCTATAAGCATTTTGACGAAGTCTCTGGAATTTCATTCCTGCCACATTCTGACCACTCATACAAGCAGGCTCCATACCAAGAAGTAACAAAAGAAGATTACGAAGCACTTGTTGCAAAGATGCCAAAAGAAATTCGCTGGGAAGATTTGTCTTTTTATGAAACAGAGGATGGAACTTCTACAAATGCTACGCTTGCCTGCAGTTCAGACGGTAATTGCGAGCTTGTAGACATTTCTGCCTAAACGGTATATAATAAATATTGGGGGAAACCCCAAAATTCCTGGGCACAATGCCCAGAAATAGGAGGATCTAATGAAACAAGATCTAAACAATGATGGAAAGGTAACTATGCAAGAGAAAATTCTAGCAGCGTTAGCAAGTTATGGTCGTCACTTTTTGGGTGCAGCCATCGCTCTTTACATGACTGGAAATACTGACCCAGGAGACTTACTTAAGGGTGGAATTGCAGCATGCCTGCCAGTTATCCTAAAGGCTCTCAACAGTAACGAGCCAGCTTTTGGATTTACTAAGAAGTAATTCTAATAAGTAATTGGGATGACTCCTGTGCTAAAATAAGCATAGGAGTCTTCCTATTAGGAGAGAAATGTCAGCCCAAAAAAACTTTCAAGTTGATCAAAACACAACCTTCAGGTTTGTTGTTGAATATAAAGATAGCCAAGACAATCCTATTAACTTGACTGGGTCTTCTGCAAAAATGCAGGTAAGAGATGGAACATCTGCTTCTAAGCTAGCAGCAACTTTAACATCACCATTGGGTGGAATTGTGATAGACCCTCTTCTGGGAAAGATAACAGTCACCATGACGCCAACTCAAACAAATAAATTATTTTATCCAAAGTCTGCTTACGATTTAATCTTGGTAGACAGCAATTCAAACAGAATAAAAATTATTGAGGGATTTTTAACCCTTAATAAAACGGTGACCATCTAATGCCAACTAATAACAGTAATAATATCGTAGTAACCGAAGAAGTTCACAAGGTCGTAATTCCTAATGTTGGAATTCAAGGACCTAGAGGAAAGAGTATACTCAACGGTCTTGGAGAGCCCGCAGCCAATTTTGGTGTCGAAGGAGATTTCTACTACGACAAAAATACAACAAGATTCTATGGCCCAAAGCCAAACGATCTTTCTTGGGCGGGAGCAACAAATTACCTTTTAAGCACAGCAACCCTAACTTACCCATTTTCAATAAGTCAGGTCATAGATCAAGGATCTTATTGGGCGCTTGAAATAACTCACAACATGGGATACAACCCAAATGTCACTGTTAAAAATAGCGCAGGAGACATATTAGAAACAGGAATAGACTATAATAGTAACATGAAGATTACGCTGACAATGGCTCAACCATTCGGCGGGACAGCATACCTGTCTTAAAGGAGAATAGAAAATGGCAAGATTATTTGTAACTGATATCAATCTGAATAAGAATGAACTTCAGAATGCCAGAATTCAGGGGCTTACAGCAAATCCATCAGCTCCTGTAACTGGACAGATTTACTACAACACAGTAGAAAATGTAATGTACTACTACAATGGACTTGCATCACCTAATGGTCCATGGGTGCCAATGTCTGGCTCCGAAGAAGTCATTCAAGATGTTATTGGTTCATCAGTATTAGGCGGAACAGCATTAACTGCTACATATAACGATACAGCAGGAACAACAACTCTTAAACTTAATGATACTACAGTAACACCAGGATCATATGGATCACAAACACAGATTCCTACTTTTACAGTAGATGCACAAGGTCGCTTAACAGCAGCAGGAACAGTAGATGTTGCAACAACACTTACAGTTTCAGGCGATGGAGCAGATTCAACATCAATCAATTTATTGACAGAAACATTAGAGGTTAACGGCGGAGAAGGAATTGATGTTCTTGTAACAGATAACACAATTACAATATCAGCAGAAGATGCAACCTCATCAAATAAGGGTGTTGCAAGCTTTGACGCAACAGACTTTACAGTAACATCAGGCGCAGTAACATTAAATGCTGAGCGTGTACAAGATATTGTTGGCGGACAAATTGTTGCAGGCGAAGGCATCGATGTAACATACGATGATACAGCAGGAACCCTAACAGTAGATGCAGAAATTGCAACAACTACAAACCGTGGTGTTGCTTCTTTTGCTACAGCAGATTTTACCGTAACAGATGGCGCAGTATCTGTTAAGAATGTAGACCTTGGAACACAAACCACTGGTGATTACGTTGCAAATATCACAGGAACAGCTAACGAAGTAACAGTTAGCCCTACATCTGGAGAAGGAACCACAGTAACAATTGGTTTACCAGATGATGTAACAATTACCAACAACTTAAATGTTGGCGGAAACCTTAATGTAACTGGAACAATTAACTCAGTAAATACCACTCAGGTAAATATTGTTGATAATAAGATTAACCTTAATACTGACTTTACTGGAACTCCAACAGCAGATGCTGGAATTCGTGTAGAGCGTGGCGAAGGTGCAGATGTAGAAATTCTATGGAACGAGTCTGATGATCGCTGGACCCTTACAAATAATGGTACAAATTATCACGCAATTACGAGAAAGTTTTCAGGAACAATTGGAAACGGTGTTTTAACACAGATACCTGTAACCCACAACCTTGGAGCAAGAGATGTCTCTGTTCAAGTTTATGATTCTAATACATACGAAACCGTAGAGTGCGATGTAGTTAGAACTTCTACAAGTGTTGTAACATTAGGATTCACAGTAGCACCAGCCGCTGGAGCATATACGGTAGTAATCGTAGGATAAGGGGGCATTAAGTGTCTGTAAAAAGATTAGTCCCTTTACATGCAGTAGCATTAGAATCAGATCCAGTTGAAGGTAGAATTGGTGATCTGTATTATAATTCAACAGAATCAGAGCTAAGATACTATGACGGTACCACCTGGAATCCAATTGGTGGCGGAGCAATTACTGGTTTATTAGACCATGTTCATTCATACGACGGAAATATTTTTTCTGTTTCGGAATCTACAGTTGGATCAACTGGAACCTTAGATGGAGGAAATCCATTTTCAGAGTTTGGAAACTTACCAGGAAATCTTGATGCAGGTGAAGCGTAATGGCTATTGTACAAATAAGACGTGGCACCACAGCTCAATGGGCTCAATCTACTAAAATTTTAAAAGTAGGCGAGCTTGGAATAGATAGAACCCTTAATAGATTAAAAATTGGTAACGGAACCAGTCTTTGGGCCGACCTTCCTTTTATTATAGGAGACACAGGTGCAGATAGTACAGTTCCAGGTCCAAAGGGCGATACTGGAGATCAGGGCCCAGTAGGACCAGCAGGTGCAGCAAGCACTGTACCTGGACCACAAGGACCAGCAGGTCCGCAAGGTCCGCAAGGTTTAAAAGGTGACACTGGTTTAACAGGACCAAAAGGCGATACAGGATTAACTGGTGCAGCAGGTGCACAAGGAATTCAAGGTTTAACAGGTCCACAAGGTTTAAGAGGAGAAACAGGTTTAACAGGACCAGCAGGTGCAGCAAGCACTGTACCTGGACCACAGGGTTTAAAGGGAGATACTGGTGACACAGGCCCTCAAGGTCCGCAAGGTTTAAAAGGTGATACTGGTGACGTCGGTCCAGCAGGCGCAGCAACTTTTAACGGACAAACAGATGTAACAACCGCTGGTATTACAATTGATAAAATTGCCTATCCTGCAATTACTAGGTTAGATGTAACAAATAGTGGAGCTTCAGCATATCTATTTATGAATCAATATGGTGGAAGCAATCCAACAATATATGCAATTTCAGGAACTACTATAGCATTTAATTTAAATGTTACGGGACACCCGTTTTTGATTAGATTTTCTGGAGCAAATTACAACACAGGATTGATCCACGTTTCAACAACAGGAGTTGTATCTACTGGCACCGATGCTCAAGGCAAAACTAGCGGAACTTTATATTGGCAAATTCCTCAAGGTATAAGCGGGAATTACGGATACCTTTGTTCGTTTCATAGTGGAATGACTGGTACTATAACTATTAAGGATATAGCAACGATATGACAATAGAGACCGTAGGCAATTGGGAATGGGAAGTAGAGGAAAGCGATACAGCGCCTCTGCTTAATTTGACCATCAAAAATATTTCTGAAAATAAAACAGTAAAACTACTTAATATTAATTGGGCTACTGGAAGAGAAGACTTTTTAGAGCACTCTTACAATATGGCAATCGAAACTCTAAGCGGAGGAGACAATTGCTGTCTTGAAGGAAAGGTTGTGATGATATAAATGGCATCTAGAATAAGAATAAGAAGAGGCACAACAACTCAATGGAACTCTTCCACCAAAATTTTGGAGTCTGGCGAACTTGGTATTGACACAACTTTAAACAAGGTAAAAGCAGGAAACGGAATTAATATCTGGTCGGCTTTGCCTTATCTAACCCCACCAGTTGCAGAAGTACAAGAAATGGCACAAGACGGAGTAGCCGCAGCTTTATCTGCTGGAACGCATTCAAATATAGTTGTATCTTACAGTGATGAGAATAACAGCATAAGCCTTTCAACTGGCCCAGATGTAGTAACAACAACTAGTCTTTCAACAACTTTAACAGATTCAACAACTGGATATGTTCCATACGGGGATATCGGGCAGCCAGATGGAGTGGCTTCACTAGATTCAAATGGTAAGATTCCAGACTCAGAAATTCCAGATACTATTGCTAGAGATACAGAAATTCCATCATCAACATCTTCCCTATCAGAAGGAACAAATCTTTATTTTACAGATGAGAGAGCACAAGATGCGGTAGGAAACAGCCTTGGGTCTGGATTATCCTACAATGATACAACTGGTGCAATATCTGTAGATACTTCAATTATATCTACTAAAACATATGCTGACACAACAGCTACTACAGCAGCTACTGCAGTATTTAATAATATATTGGACTCTGCTCCGACAGCTTTAAATACTTTAAATGAACTTGCAGCAGCAATAAATGATGATCAAAACTTTGCAACCACTATTACAACCGCTTTAGGAACAAAGTTAAATATAACAACAGCAACTTCTGATTACTTAAAAATAACTGATGCAGCTTCTACATATTTAGCGCAAACAGCAGCTACAGCAACCTACCTAGATAAAACACAGCCAGCTTTAGACTATCAAATTTTTAATAGCGGAACAGGTGGATATATTGTAAATGGAACCCTGAATGGACCAATTACCTTAACTCCTGGAAAGCCTGCCAGAATATCTATCCAAGCACCAGGACACCCGCTTTGGTTTCAAACTTCATATGGAGCATATAATGCAGCAAATGTTTATGAGACTGGCATAGAAGGATCTGGAACAGCTACTGGACAGATTGTAATTTTGCTTCCACTAGATGCTCCACAGCTTTACTATGCATGTCAATTCCATGAGCCAATGAAGGGTGTTGTTTTATTTGAAAAAGATAGCAGTCTTCAGACATTTTCTGCCAAGACTGGATCTTATACTGCAGTCTTAATGGATATGGGAAAGATTGTTGAAATGTCAGGTGGCGGAACATTTACAATAACAGATTCAGCATCATTCCCAGTAGGAACAACATTTGAAGTTCTTCAAACAGGCTCTTCTCAAGTAACAATAGCTGGAGATGGTTTTACTATTAATGCTACACCAGGTTTAAAGCTCAGAACACAGTGGTCTGCCGCAACTATAATCAAAAGAGGCACGAATAGCTGGGTCGCTTTTGGAGACTTGGTAGCTTGATAAATGTCAAGACTCAATAAAAAATTTTTTAGCCGATTAGGTATCAGAAAAGTAGATGTACCCAACCTATCTGGATTAAATAGAGACCAGGCAATAGCTGTATTAAATGCCGTTGGCTTAGTGCCAGTAGATACTCCAACAAATACAGAAAATATTAATTTAAATCTAGGAATTGTTTCTCAATCGCAAGCTGCAGGATCTACAGTTTTAATTGGATCACAAGTTTCTTTTAATTATTATAATTATGTAGCTCCACCAAACTTTAACCCAGGATTCAACCCAGGATTTGCTAACCCAGGATTTAACCCAGGATTTGGTGTTGTTTGTGATTATGTTGATGCACCAACTTACTGTACTAATGTAGACTCTCAAGGCTATGGAGATGCTTATCAGCGGTCATGGACAGCTGGATGTCCAGATGTTTATTTAGGAAGAAGTTTCTGTGGTGTTCCTAACCCAGGATTTTCTAACCCAGGATTCAATGAACCAGACTTTAGCAACCCAGGATTCAATGAACCAGACTTTAGCAACCCAGGATTTGCTGATCCAGGATTTGATATTACTTTAGCTTCATTAGACCTTAGTTCGCTATTTAGCGGCCCGAGTAAAAGTGTTGGCATTGAGACGTTAGTTAGAACCACGGACGGCCTTGTCAAAGCAGGAGATTTACAGATTGGCGACACCCTTTTATCTGCAAACATAGAAGGATTCCCGTATGAAAGCTCAGAAGGGGTAACTGCAGAAGCAATTGCCTGGTCAGATAATAACCCTAATATTATTCCAGAAGTTACAACTATAGTTA